TTAAATTAGATATATTAGTTAAAAATTCTTTTTTAGCTAATTCTGCTTTTTCTGAATCACTTAATGTTGTTGATGGTTCTTGTCCAATTATTTTAGCAAACTCACCCGGTATCAATGCTCTATTCTGAATACTTCTTATTTTCTTATTTATATTTGCTTCCGCGGAAGTAGCTTCTTTCAATGACTTAAAATTAGTATCTATTATTCGAGAAAAATCTCTACGCAAAAATCTTCCATCTAATACTGCTACATCAAGAACCCCCTCGTTTTGAATTCCACTATCATCGGTATAACTTAGTATTCCACCGCTTACTGCATCTCGATTTAACATAATTATCTCGTAACCTTAAAGTAATAATTGTTATCAAATATTTGAACATTATCTCCGCCCGATGTTTCTACTTTTAATACTATTCTATAAAATCGTTCTGGTTGAAAAGAGTTCATCCATAAATTAAAATAACTACTTGTACCATCACAACTTATTTTTGAACCAGTATAATCAAACGGTAAAATTACTTCATCCGTATGTGCATCTCTTACTTCATAATAAGAAGATGACGGTAAATAATAATTTGTTAAATGATATGCTTCAGTTGTATAATTTTTTTGTGGAAATCTTTTATTAGCATGTATTTTTATTTTTGGTTTTTCATCTTGTGAATAAAACTTCTTTAACTTAATGTTTGGTGTTAATCCGTCAACATCTACTCGTGTTAAACTTCCAGTAATAAATATAGAATCGTCCCAAACAACGTGTAATCTTGGAACATATATTGTATTACTATCAGTACCGAAGAATTTAAGACTTGTTAAGCTTTCGCCTGAATTTTCAAGTTCTTGACTGAACTTCATAATTAAACCATCGTTTACAAATCTACCAGAACCAGTTATCCATTTTTTAGCTATCTGAGAAATGTTCATATAAATGTCAGAAGATTCATATGAAAACGATTGTGTACACTCTACATTATCATATGTCCACCATGTACCACCACCTTCCTTAGAATTATAAGATGAAGTAACATACGCTGAAAGATTTACACCAAATAAAATGTTAGCATCAACCCAAGTTAGTGAAGAATTATCCCATTCATAATTTAAAATTGCAGGTGGAATATCCCATTCAGTTGCATTTGCTTTTGATGTTCTATATTTCCAAGAAACACCATCGGTAGTTATTGGATTATTAAAATATTTTCCAGTTCCGTTTGTCCAAGAAGAACTTAATGGATAAGCATAAACAGTATATTCTTGTGGTATTTCTCTAACGTCAGCAGAACGTAATGATAAATAGTATTTTGCGTTTTGAGAAATTTTACCACTATTAACTCTACTTTCTATTTCACTCATGTCAAATTTCATTAAAACACGACTATTATAAACTAAAGATGATGTAGATGCTTTTTCGTGAGATAATTCTAATAATGGATCTAAGCCGCTATTAAGTGTTTCAAATTTTTCATAAATAGTTGTATCTTTTTGAGCGTATAGTGTATAAATCATCCGAATGCCCTCACTCTACCAATAATATCATTATCTGGATATTTTATTTCAAAAATAGAAGGATCTAAAGAAGGGAAAACAATTCCATTTCTTGTTGCTTCTTGTAAATTATAAGCATTTGGTGAATAACCTAATGTTTGATCGTATTTATTTGTTAACTTAACATCAACAACGGTTTGTACACCCTCTATTCTATCCAATTCGGTGAATATATTACTAACTATAATAGGTTGATTTATTTGCCATTTATTTACATCAAAATATTGTTTTAATCGGTTTATACATCTTAATATAACTTGATTACTATTTTGATCTGGAAACGTTATTATATCAAATTCAATACCAATATTAATTACATACGCATCACGAATGTTAATAGCGTCTGTTAATATTCTATGATAATTCAAATAAGTTTTTAAGTTTTCTTTAGTTGCATCATTAATAAGAGTTAATTTATTATCAGCGTCATATCCTAATACATAAAAATTTAAGGCTAAATTATTCTGAATTCTTTCTGTATTATATATGGATTCAACCGTTAACTGTGTATCTTTTGTAATATACGCTTTTGCAATAGAACCGTACTTAGAAGGTAACGTGTAAGCCCTAATAATATAATCTTCTTTGGTTACCGCTCTGTTTTGTGAAGCAAAATTTGCTAAAGCATTATTTCGTATTTCGTTTATTTCATCACCTGCTTTACCACCTATGGCGGGCTTTGGATTTGTAACCGCTAAACTTGCAACTATCTGAGAGTATAAAACACCATCAAGTCCAGATTCATCCAACAGTATACTTCTAGTTAAAATTCTAGTAAGAGTATCACTTGCAACATTATCTTGAATACCTGTACCAGTCGTGTAATAAACTCTAATTGTAGTTTTACTTGGAGCAAGTCCGTATGTTTTAGTATATAAAAAGTTAGATGGGTCTATATCTAAAGAAACAGAACTTTCTATGCCAGTTAAAGAATTTCCAATTAATTCTGGATTAGGTATTAGTTCCTCATCATCTAAGTCAGCAACTCCTGCACCAAATTGTATTTCATAAATTCCTTGATCAACTGTTCTTAAAGTGAATCTTCTTGCAACTTTCTTTAATTTAAGAAGATATGGTGTTTCATCTCTATATGCGGATAACTCTGTATCATTTCTTGCAATATTTATAACTGGCTCAAATATTGTATCTGCTGCTAAGTACGGTACATTATACCAAGTATTGTTATCCGAATCAATACCATATAAAACTTCTATGAGATTTGGATTATTTAATACAACTCTATCATATGGTTTTGGATCGTCAAATTCATAATCTTGATACTCTACTTTACCAGAAACTGCTTTTACTGATTTTTTTAATAACCAAAATAAAACTTCACCATTCACATCTATTTCAAACGGTGTTACTTCCGTTGGATCAATATTACTACTAAATTTAAAATCAATAAAATCAACTGTTCTAAATTGAACATTAGTGTTAGTTGACGAACCAACTACCATACCAGGTTCTATTGCAAATCCATATGAATAATCTGGTACAACTTGACTTCCACTAGTAGAAACTATAGTTTTAGCAGGAACTATTTGAAAAACATCAAGTTTTACATTAGCAGCAATTCTATTTTTAGGCATATATCCAAGAGACTGTGCCGTATTTAATATGTTTACACGTTCAGTTGCGTGTAAAAGCATTGTTTCTTGAAGAGTAACATCTGTATAATATGACAAAACATCACCAACATATGCAGCCATTTCTAAGAACATCATACCAGGTGATGCTTCATTAAAATCTTGATATGTATTTGGAAAATAATTTTTCGTAAAATCAATAAGGTTTTGTTTCAAAGAAGAGAAATCTCTTGAAAGATAACGAATGTCTTTTTTAACTAAATCAGCCATTATAGATTGCCTCTTGTATTAGTAAGTTTCCTGTATCTGATATAAATATCTGTATAGGTAGATAAATGTTTGTACCACTAATTTTTACAACTAATTTTATAGAAACAGCATGACCTGGATCATCTAATCGTGGATCAACTGCTGGTATTATTGTTTCTAATTGAACGATTGTTAAAAACGGCATCCATTCTGAAATAGCAGTTTCTATTTCAGAATTTAATCTACTTGTAAAATCGTCTTCACTTGAAATGTTATCAAACAATATAGTACGAATATCCGTACCAAAAGTTGGCAACATATATCGTTCACCTTTTGAAGTCAATAGAAGATTTTTCAAGTTAGATAAAACTTGTTGAGTATTTGTAAAACTCTGTTTAAATATACCAACGTCGGCATTAAACGGAACTAAAACACCAATTGGTTTACCCAAATTTATATCTGGATTATTAGGATTTACAACTTCTCGTTTTCTTCTAAATATTGACACTCATTATCTCCCTTTTTTCTCATCCATTTTTTTAACAAGTGCAGAGTAATCTCTTGTTAACGCACTCATTACTTCTGTTGGAACTTCGTTTGGATCAACACCTTGTGGTATAGCACCGTATTTAGAATTACCTAATCCGCTTGCCATATCAGATGTGAATGAAAATTCACCGTCTAAATCTTTACTTTCTTGTAATGTTCTTCTTGTTTCTGCTAAAATATCTTGAATAGAACCAAAATTTGATTTTGATTGTTTTGGTTTTTGTTGCGGTTTAGGTTTATCTTGATATTGTTTTAATAAAGATAACCCATGCTCAATAGTTTCTTTTTGACTTTTTTTGACTACCGGTGGAGTATTTAATTTTTTATCCAACGCGTAATCTATTTCTTCTCTGATTATTTCTCGGATTTTCTTAAAAAACTGATTCGATTCCATCTGAATACCTACTCAATAATTGTTAATAATAACCTATCTAAAAATATAAATATCATTTTTATATATTTTCGGTAATTTAAGGAAACCAATAGACATTAATATTATATAAATCTTTCATTATGGCTTTACATTTTCGCTGAATTTATAATTAAAATGCCATATTTCGTTCCAATACGAAAACCAGTTATATTTTTCACCATTTTCAAGAATCCATTTTTGTGCAGGACCCTGATATTTTTCTTGATATTTTACATAGTTGCTACTACCCAGAGTAGCTTTTGCTGTTTCGCCCGTCTTACCGCCTGCAACGTCAATCGCTCTACCTTTCTGATGATAAGACCCTTCTCTGTACTTTTTTCCAGTACTCGCGTGAAACCCAAGTGGTGGTGCAACCTGTCCAGGTTCACCACCCGAAGTTAAACTATCACGGCCAAATTGCATAATTGGACCATAAGTTTTATTCGACGATGTTAACCATTCGTGAGGCCAGTATATAGGTGGTCCACCCTTTTTACCTCTGTTTTTTTTCCAAAGCGTAACCTGATCGTCAACTGTTCTTGTTGGATCCGAATTGCTTGAAATGCTAATTCCTGCTGCTTTAGCTGCAGCTTTCATTGCATTAAAATCAGGTAACGCAGATGTTCTCAGATATTGGGGTTTGAGTGTGTCTGGTATACGTGCTATCAGACCCGATGCCAGTGCTTCAGGTCTTTCTGTAAGAATTGTTCCACCATTTCCATCGCTACCACCTGCTTGCCCCTTCACTATAGGTAGTTTTGTATGTTTTCCTTCATTTGATTCGGATGGTTCTATTTTTGCAGGAGCAGGTGCAGCAGGTTTTTGGTCAATATACGGTAATAAGAAATTATACATTCTACCTGTTAGTTTTCCTTTTTCAGTATCTACTCTTTTATAATAATCTTTGAATATAGTTGTTGTATATATCTTAGAATCCAAACCACCAACTCTGTGTCCATCTCCGCCAGATTTAATATTAGAAATAAATACCGCACCATTTACCCAATTATCACCCGCTAATATTGCAAAATCTTTGAAGTTTGTTTCTTTTACAGCAATGTGATATGGACCACCACCTGGAATAGAATCTGCTCCCCGTGGTGTTGTATTACCACCAAAAGTAACAATCTTACCAGTTTTATCAAGATATACCAAAACCTCTGCGTATAACTGATTAGATTGCGCCGTGTGACTTTTTACAGCAGAAATAACTCCTAATTTCCAATTCAACGATATTATTTTATCTAATAATTTCTGTCCTTTTTCAGTTAATGTACCATCTTTCTTTATATGATAATCAACAACAAATATTGCAATATCACCCGTATCTTTTAATAATTCGTCTGAGTTTAAGTTTGTTGGATCTTGCCATATTCTACTTGGTTTAAAAACAAGGTCTTGGATACCCGCTGCTTTCAAATCTTTCCATTTCCATTCTTTATTACCAGGATAATTTATTAACTTATTTCCACTTAAAAGTTTTTCATGGTAAGTATTGATGTTTACACTTATATCACCGTATAAAGTATAGCCAGATTTTTTCAAACAATGTTCAACCCATATACCAGACCACTTTGGCCATTCTCTCCAACTTGAATCTTGATTTTTTTTATCTGATATTGTTGTATTTATCGCATTACCAATTCCAATCTGAGAACCTTTGTTTGTAAGAAAAACTTTTTCCAATAAAGTCATGTGTAATTCATTACCTGCTTCAAAAACATAACCTATGTTATCATTATAAACACCAACATCATAAGCATTCAACAAAATTGGAACATCTAAAAAAGATTCAATATCTTTTTGCCCTTTTATTAAATTCAACCATTTGCCTGCTACGGTTGGTTCTTTAATATCATCAAAAGATCCACTATGTGGTGGCCAGTATGGAACTAGCGCACTTATTAGAGGTTTTCCATCATCCGATACTAACTTATTTTCGTTTGCAGCAATTCCATATCCTGGATTTTCGTCTGTTCTCCATGCCCAATATCTTTTATAATATTTTTGTTTTTTATCAACCATCTCTGCTAATGTAAGGGGTTTATTTTCTTTAGTTGGTAAAATATAAAATCTATGGTTATATTTTCCATCCAAACTAACAGGAGTTTCATCTTTTGGTGGTGGTAATGGATCTTTTGCTACTTCTTCTATCTTAGAACCTTCTGGTGATTCTTGCGCTTTAAATTTTGCATCTTCTTTTTGTAAATCATTACAATCATTGGATGCAGTAGCTACTTGTTCATTAGTTCCATTTGATTCAGTTACGGATGAAGATACAACTTCGGAAGATGTTGTTGTGGTTGGTCCAGTAGTATTTTGAGCAGTTGGTTGAGAATTTGGCATACCTTCTCTAAACAGTTCATATTCTGCTTTCCTTCTATTTGTTAGGCCTTTCATAACCTTACCCTTTGAAGTATTTGGACCATTCTTTAACCTGTTTGCTGCCCCTTCATAGTCTTTTGCATTTACAAGTTCTATGGTGCCTAGAAAAGATTTGGCGTAAATGCCGCAATTGAATCCATGAGAAACCATTGCGTTAAACATATTATTTGTAACAGGTTGTGTTAACTTCTTATTTATTGGAGTAGTAACTTTTAACATATCTTTTTTCTTTAATGCATCTATTTGGGCTTGCGTCATTTTTTCTCGTCCACCGAGGTATGTTGAATAAAAAGGTTTCTCACCTCCTTGAATCAAATGACCAATACCAATTGTAGGATAACCTTTTGCTTCTTCGTAAGTACTTATAGTTTTTGATATAGCATCATCATAAACTTGAAATCTATTTCCTTCATATCTTTTTAAAAACTCCAAACCGTTTGCATCTATAGTAATGTTTCCTGGTTGTAACCAACCTGGTCCAGTAGTATTAATTGTTGTAGTTGTTACTGTTTTTGATTGTGGTTTTTCTGTTACACCTGTTTCCGGTTTTGGATTTGGTGTTCCACCTGTTCCCGTAGAAGTTGCTGCACTACTCGGTGTTGCTGCTTCTCCGGTAGATGTAACTTTCACATTTTCCCTAATCCAATCTGCTGTTTTTTTAATTTGTCCCTGATGAGTACCTTTCCATTCTATATAATGATTGGGTGCACAAACATCTGTTATTTTCTTTAATCCATAAACTGTACCGTCTTCTCCTGAATTCCAATAATAACATTTTTGTGGGGCACTTTGTATTGCACTAGCAACAGTACCAACTCCACCTGATACAGCTCCACCACCAGCATTACTCCAAACACCTGCCAATAAAACTAAATCAAACTTTGAAATACCACCTGCAGCACTTATTGCATGATTAAATCCTTCACATCCCTTAGAAAATCCAAATATTATAAATTTAGATGGAGTAATTTTATATGTTGTTAAGTATGTTACACATTCTTTCCATCCATTACTTATTCCTGTTTTGTTTACAACCTTTGAACCAGCACTTCCAACTGGTCCATTATTTGTAGTTGTTACATTATATATGTTATAATCAGTCATACTACCATAACCGTCAGTCCACATATAGTCACCTGGTGGTTTTCCATTTACGTAAATACCACCAACTAAAAATATTAATGGTGCATTAAGTGCTTTTTTAGAAGATCTAAAACTGCCGTATTTTCCAACTATTTCCACTCTTGCGTCTAATGGACCAGCCATTTATTTCTCTCCGTAATATATGTATATATTATAAATATATTTTGTTTATATAAATTTTTATCGTTTTTATGTACTAATCACCATTTTAATCCAACAGGAATACCTCGATTAGTATTTGCAGGGTGTTTTTCACCGTCTGAATGAAATTGGTAAGAACCTCCTGGATCTGCTGTAACCATCCATTCTATTTGTTTTCCTTTTGAATTCATTTCTGCTATCATAGTACTTGCTGCACCACCTGTTTTTAATCCAACGAAATATTTTATATTACCAGAACCATCTTTTGTTTTACCAACAAATGCGCCACCTTCACTACCTTTGACAGTGTTCCCTTGAACTACGGTTGCTGCACCAGGAACTGCTATGGTTATATTGTTAATAAAACTAGCTTGAGATTGTGGATTTTGTGCGTGTGGAGGTGATGCTTTTTTTGCAACA